GACCTATCATATTCGAATGGTGTATTCTCTTATACTGATTCAGATAGAACTGCGGCACAGATTAAAGGATTGTTCTCTGGTGGAACAGGTATCACCTACAGTAATGGTGCAATATCAACAACCGATGGAGATATCGTTCATGATAATCTATCTGGGTTTGTTGCAAACGAACACATAGACCATAGTTCAGTCTCCGTGACTGCGGGAACAGGTTTGACTGGTGGTGGTACTATTGCCGCAACCAGAACAGTAAATGTAATCGGTGGTAAGGGTATTATTGCAAATGCAAATGATATCCAAGTTGACTCCGCAAACATCAAAGGTATGTTTAGTGGTGGTACAGGTATTACGTATAGTAATGGTGCAATCTCTACTACAGATGGAGACATTGTCCATGATAACTTGAGTGGATTTGTTGCTAACGAACACATAGACCACAGTGGTGTAACAATGACTGCGGGTACTGGTCTCACTGGTGGTGGTACTATTGCTGCTACTAGAACCTTCAACGTTGTGGGTGGTAAGGGTATTACCGCAAACGCAAACGATATTCAGATTGACTCTGCAAACGTTAAAGGAATGTTTAGTGCAAGTGGAGACCTTGGATATTCGAATGGTGTATTCTCATTTAGTGAGACATATTCAACTGCCGCAGAACTATTAACTGCATTAAAGACAGTTGATACCGATGCAAGTGGACTAAATGCAGACACATTAGACGGTCAACAAGGTACTCATTACAGAATAAACGTTTACAATAACGCAGGCACGTTGTTAAACTAAGGATAAATAACTAACATGGCATATAGTAGAATAACAACAAGAAACGGTTTCATAGATTATTGTTTACGTAGACTGGGTCATCCTGTTATCGAAATAAACATTGATGATGAACAGATTGATGACCGTGTAGATGATGCGTTACAACTATTCACAGAATACGTTGGAGAAGGTTCTCATAGAGTATATCTTCCAGTAACAATCACTGCGGACATGACAACAAGAGGATATCTAGATTTTGATTTAGATACAACTGGTGTTAGTAATGCAAACGACATACTAAGTGTTGTCCGTGTATTACCTATCAACAGTGAAAGTGGTAGTTCAAGTTTCTTTGATGTCAAATATCAAATGCGTCTTAATGATATGTGGGATTTACAAAGTGGTCTTTCAGATATGGCATACTACGAACAGATGCAACAGTATCTATCACTTGTTGATATGAAAATGACAGGTAGTCCACAGATTCAATTCCAGAAGGCAAACAACAAACTACACATCTTTGGAGATGTTGGTGCGGGAAGAGACCTCAAAGCAGGAATGAAGATATTAATTGAAATGTACATGGCAACCGATATCAATGGTAACGGTAAAGCATATGATAACATGTTCTTAAAAGAATATGCAACTGCATTAATCAAGGAACAATGGGGTGCAAACCTTATCAAGTTTGAAGGAATGGTACTGCCAGGCGGTGTTCAACTTAATGGTAGACAAATTTACGAAGACGCAAAACAAGAAATCGAAACAATACGTCAGAGAATATATAATGAATATGACACACCACCAGATTTCTTTATGGGATAATTAGATGGCAACCAACCCTTATTTTAAACAAGGTGTTAAGTCTGAACAATCAGTGTATGAGGACATCGTAATTGAAGCCCTCAAATTCTATGGACAGGACGTATATTACCTTCCACGAGAAATCGTTAACAAAGATAAAATCTTTCTTGATGACGTACCGTCACGTTTTGGTAATGCATACAAGATTGAAATGTATATCGAAAACACCGAAGCGTTTGAAGGTGAAGGTGACCTATTTACTAAATTTGGTATCGAACTAAGAGACCAAGCAAACTTTGTTGTTTCAAGAAAAAGATGGAAGACCCTAGTTGGTTCTCGTTTAGAATCATTAAACTTCCGTCCACGTGAAGGTGATTTAATCTACCTAACACTATCTCAGTCTATATTTGAGATACGTAGAGTAGAAACAGAAACTCCATTCTATCAGCTACAGAACCTTCCTACATTCCGTCTTCAGTGTGAATTATTTGAATACAATGATGAGGATATGGATACTGGGTTTGAAACAATTGATGGTATAGAAGGAGAAGCGGCATATCAAGTTTCATTAACGATGGATTCTGCGGCAGGATTCGATATCGGAGAAACAGTTACTCAGTCATTCGGTACATATAACATGACAGGTGAGGTTACTAGATGGAGTGATTCAGATGGTATCCTACGACTTGCACATGTTGGTGCGAGTGATGGTAAGTTCCATAACTTTGGAACAGGAACACAAGTAACGGGTGGTACTTCTCTTGCCAAAGCAACACCGACACTTGTTCAGGAATTAAATAATATTCAAGCCGATGCACAAAATCAAATCTTTGATGACTTCGAAGCAGACTTCCTTGACTTCTCAGAGAGTAATCCATTCGGAGATATGTCATAATGTTTGGTCAATGGTTTTATCATAAAAGAGTGAGAACTGCGGTATCCGTATTCGGTTCTATGTTTAACAACTTATACGTATTAAGACACGACAGTACTGGGAAAACTATCTCCCAAGTAAAAGTACCGTTGTCCTACGCACCCAAGAGAAACTTTATTGCACGTCTTGATGAGATGAAAGCGGGTGAAGATGGAGAACGTAGAGTTGCAATCAAATTACCTCGTATGTCTTTCGAGATTACGAATATGGTTTATGATGCGACACGTCAATTACCCAAGACAAATAACATATCTGCGGGAGTAACCGATAGTGTGACTGCAAGACGTAAACTATATACGTCTACTCCGTACACAATCTCGTTTCAGTTGAACATCTATGCAAAGTCCCAAGATGATGCATTGCAACTTGTTGAACAGATTCTACCTTACTTTGCACCACAATATACCTTGACAATCAAACCATTTTCTGATATACCTACACTAACTGAAGACGTACCCGTCACTTTATCTGGTGTTACATTCCAAGATGATTTTGAAGGTGCAGTTGAACAACGTAGGACAATTATATATACATTAGAGTTTGAGATGAAAATATCCTTATATGGCCCTGATTCATCGAAAACTATTATTCGTGATGTACGTAACAATCTATTTAACATGAATGCAGGGTTTGCCGATAGTGACATGTATATAAAAACATTAAAGACTGTACCAAACCCTTTATCAGTAGGTGCGGATAGTGATTACGGGTTTACGGAAACACAATTCGGTCACCCACTTATATTACAGGATAGTTCATAATGGCTGATGATAAACGAATAAAAGATGATTACGAATACTCTCGTGATACCTACTATGAAATACTAGAGAACGGTAAAGAGAGTATGCAATTAATGATTGAAGTCGCAAGGGAGAGTGAACACCCCCGTGCGTTTGAAGTGTTATCTGGCATGATGAAAAACATGGCAGATGTGAATGATAAGTTGATGGATTTGAATAAAAAGAACAAAGACATAAAACAGAAAGACGAACCCAAACAACTGGGTAACACCACAAACAATCTATTTGTAGGAACGACTACAGACTTGCAGCGATTAATACATAATGAAAAACAAGTGGTAATAGATGCAGAACCAGAATCAGAATGAAACCTATCTTGGCAATATAAATGTCAAGCGAGATGGAGTTCAACACAATTTTACTGAAAAAGAAATCAAGGAATACATTAAGTGTTCCCAAGACCCTGTATACTTCTGTAAACAATATCTAAAAGTTATTTCTCTGGATGAGGGATTAGTTCCTTTTGACCTATACCCATATCAAGAGAAAATGTTTGAACACTTCAATAACAACAGATTCTCTATTGTACTTGCATGTAGACAGAGTGGTAAATCAATCAGTTCGGTTGGTTACATCATTTGGTTTGCTGTCTTCCATAGTGAAAAGACCATTGCAGTACTTGCCAACAAAGGTGCAACTGCGAGAGAGATGTTGGGTCGTATCACACTCATGTTGGAGAACTTACCGTTCTTCCTACAGCCAGGCACTAAGGCACTTAACAAGGGTTCAATAGAATTTAGTAATAATTCCCGTATCATTGCTGCTGCAACATCTGGTAGTTCGATTCGTGGTATGTCCGTTAACCTACTATTCCTAGATGAGTTTGCGTTTGTTGAGAATGCAAATGAGTTCTACACTTCTACCTATCCAGTAATCTCTGCGGGTAAAGACACTAAAGTTATTATAACAAGTACCGCAAATGGTATTGGTAATACGTTCCATAAGATATGGGAAGGTGCAGTTCAGAAAGTAAACGAGTTTATACCATTTACAGTTAACTGGTGGGATGTGCCAGGCAGAGATGATGAATGGAAGAGACAGACGATATCAAATACATCTCAGTTACAATTTGACCAAGAGTTTGGTAACACCTTTTATGGAACAGGTGATACACTAATTAATGCCGAAACATTATTAGGGTTTAGGGCATCAAACCCTCAAGAAGTCCTTGAAGGGGCTGATTTGTTAATATATGAACGTCCAATCAAAGACCATGAATATATCATGACTGTGGACGTATCAAAGGGAAGAGGTCAGGATTATTCTACGTTTAACGTTATCGACATTAGCACGAGACCATTCAAACAGGTTGCCGTCTATCGCAATAATACTATATCTCCAATACTCTTTCCTAATATTATATATAAGTACGCAACTCTCTACAATGAGTCATATGTGGTAATTGAGTCAAATGACCAAGGAACTTTGGTCTGTCAAGGACTATATCAAGACCTAGAGTATGAAAATATCCATATGGAATCTGCGGTTAAAGCAGACCGTATTGGTATTGAAATGAATAGAAAGGTTAAAAGATTAGGTTGTTCTTCTGCAAAAGACCTATTAGAAAGTAAGAAATTATCAATTGTAGATGAGAATACCATCATGGAAATCTCTACTTTTGTGTCAAGAGGACAGTCTTACGAGGCATCCGATGGTAATCATGACGATTTAATGATGAATATTGTTATGTTTGGATACTTCTGTTCCTCTCAATACTTCATGGATATGACTGACATCAACCTAAAACAGATGATGTTTGCACAGAAAATGAAAGAAATTGAGGATGATGTACCTCCTGTAGGGTTCATTGATGATGGTTTAGAAGAAGTGAGACAGGAAGAAGAACAGAAAGAACACGGTTGGCATACCTTCGAAGGCACTGGACTAGGTGTTGAAGAATGGTAAATGTATAAATAAAGGTAAGTGAATATAACCGTATTATGATAACTTATAATTAGAAAAACTAAAGGAAAGAATTATGGCTCTTTTTACACCCTCTGCTTCTCCTGCTGTAACAGTTAAAGAAATTGATTTAACGGGCGTTGTCCCGAACGTTCAAACTTCAACTGGTGCATTCGTGGGGAATTTCGGTTGGGGGCCAGTAGGCGTAGCAACACTAGTTTCAGATGAATCTGGACTTGTTAGCACGTTTTCTGCACCCACTGACGATAATACGGTAGACTTCCACTCTGCTGCTTATTTTTTAAGGTATTCCAATTCATGCTTCATTGTGCGTGAACAGGATAGTGACGGCAAAAACTCCGTTGCGAACAATACCTCATTAGGTTCATTAACTGCACAAACAGTTAATAACTTAGACGCATTCGAAGACCTATCAATTGATAGTTCTGACGGTGCTTTCATTGCCAAATATCCTGGCACCATTGGTAACTCTCTGAAAATCTCCGTTGTGGGAACAGACAGTGCATCTGGTTCAGAAACAAACTTCAATAGTTGGGCATACAAAGACAATTTTGACGGAGCGACTGGCACGTCTGCATTCGTATCTGCACTTGGTGGGTCAAATGACGAAATCCACGTTGCAGTTATTGATGAAGATGGAGAAATTACAGGTAATGCAGGAACAGTTCTTGAAACATTCCCGTACCTATCTGTTGCAAAGAACGCTAAATCTCCAGATGGAAGTTCAAACTACTTCAAAGAAGTATTAAAGCTTAAGTCCAAATGGGTATACGCAGGAGACTTCCACTTATCTGGTGATTCAGATGGTGTGAATGATTTCGGTGGTTCTCTTTGGAGTACAACAGCAACTACTGCTGGCCAAAACTTTATGAGTGGACAAAACTACTCAAACACTACAAGTACTTGGTCATTCAAAAGTGGTAATACTTCTTCTTCATTAGGAACAGACGATATCCTTCGTGGATACGACAAGTTCGAAGATAAAGATAACATCGAAGTAGACTTTCTTATCGCTCCAGAATCATTGACAAATACTGCTGCTACTACAATCGTAAATGATTTGGTCGCAATAGCAGGAACAACTAGGAAAGATTGTGTTGCAGTTGCATCACCTTCTCGTAATGCTGTAGTTACTGTAGCCACCAACGTTGGTGTTCTTGCAAACAACAACACATACACGAAGTCTTCCTACTTGATACAAGACAACAACTATCTGAAAGTATTTGACAAGTATAATGACAAATACATTAAGATTCCTGCCGCATCATCCACTGCGGGTCTCATGGCTGCAACTGACTTAGTCGCTGCACCTTGGTTCTCCCCTGCGGGTTCTAGACGTGGTAGATATCAAGGAATCACAGATATCATATTATCTCCAACTAAAGCGGAAAGAGATGCATTATATAAAGCTGGTATCAACCCAATCGCTAACATTCCTGGCGAAGGCATTATGCTCTTCGGTGACAAAACTAACGAATCAAGACCTTCTGCATTTGACAGAATCAATGTTCGTAGATTGTTCCTTGGAATAGAAAGAGCGATTGCAATAGCAGGACGTAACGTAATGTTTGAATTCAATGACGAGTTTACTCGTGCAGAGTTCGTTAACATTGTTGAACCGTTCTTACGTGAGATTCAAGGTCGAAGAGGTATCACGGACTTCCGTGTTGTCTGTGACGCTACGAATAACACTGCTGCTGTGGTTGACCGTAATGAATTTGTCGCTTCAATCTTTATCAAACCCGCCCGTTCTATTAACTTCGTAACATTGAATTTTGTTGCAGTTAGAACTGGTGTTGAGTTTGACGAAGTTGTTGGCACAGTATAAGGGGTATAAAAAATGGCAATATTAGGCGTAGATGATTTTAAATCGAAACTCAGAGGGGGCGGTGCTCGTCCTAATCTGTTTAAAGCGACTGTCAACTTTCCAGGCTATGCGGGGGGAGATGTAGAACTTACATCCTTCCTTTGTAAGACTGCTCAGTTGCCTTCGTCCATAATGAACGTAATGGAAGTTCCTTTTCGTGGTAGACAGTTAAAGATTGCGGGTGACCGTACTTTTGAACCATGGACAGTAACTATTCTTAATGATACTGATTTCTCAATCCGTAACTCTATGGAGAGATGGATGAATGGTATCAATGCCCACCAAGCTAATACTGGTCTAAGTAATCCTATTGATTACCAAGCAGACCTAGTTATCGAGCAGTTGGACAGGAATGGTGATACTCTCAAGACGTATAACTTCCGTGGTTGTTTCCCAACAAACGTTAGTGCGATTGACGTAAGTTACGAAACTGTAGATACTATCGAAGAATTTACAGTTGAGTTCCAAGTTCAATACTGGGAATCCGACACCACTAGTTAATCTAGTTATATATAAGGGGGTAGGGAATAATCCTTACCCCTTTATTATGAGGAATATAAATGGCAGAACAAGACAATAGTATTCTTAGACTTTTCGGTTTCGAAATCAAGAGACAAGAAAAAGCAGAAAAGGATAAAGAAAAATTAAAGTCAATTGTCGCTCCCACCGATGATGATGGTGCGGGGTACGTTACTGCGTCTGGGTCTCACTATGGTCAATACATTGACATGGAAGGGAGTCAAGCGAAGGACAACCAACAATTAATTATGAAATATCGTGGTGTTGCAACACACCCCGAAGTAGATGCCGCAGTCGAAGATATTGTTAATGAATCAATCGTTGGTTCAGAGATGAATATCTCTTGCGAACTTAATCTGGATAATGTAGAAGCACCAGACAACATCAAAAAAATGATGACCGAAGAATTCAACAAAGTATATAGTATGTTGAAATTCACTGATTTAGGTCACGACATATTCCGTTCATTCTATATTGATGGTAGAATATATCACCATCTTGTAGTAGATGAATCCCGAATTAAAGAAGGTATTCAAGAGATTAGAACTATTGATGCCGCAAAGATACGTAAAGTAAAAGAAGTAAAACATGAGAAAGACCCTATCACGGGTGCGAAGGTAGTAAAAGAAGTAAAAGAATTCTATATCTTCCAAGAGAAAGCAGGAACTAATCAAGGTGTAAGACTTTCTCCAGACAGTGTTTCATACGTATCAAGTGGTCTATTAGACCCAAGTAAAAAACAGGTTGTGTCCTATTTACATAAGGCATTAAAACCTATTAACCAATTAAGAATGATGGAAGATTCTCTTGTAATCTACCGTCTTGCACGTGCTCCCGAACGTAGAATATTCTATATCGATGTGGGTAACATGCCACGTAATAAATCTGAAGCGTACATGCAAGGTATCATGTCTCGTTACAGAAACAAGATTGTATATGACTCAAGTACTGGTCAACTTAAAGATGACCGTAAACACATGTCTATGTTGGAAGACTTCTGGTTACCACGTAGAGAAGGTGGTAGAGGAACTGAAATCTCTACACTGCCTGGCGGTGAGAACCTTGGTCAGATAGATGATATCTTGTACTTCCAGAAAAGNTTATATCGTTCATTGAACGTACCAGTNAACCGTCTGGAACAAGAAGCACAGTTTACACTAGGTAGGTCAACCGAAATTTCTAGGGATGAAGTTAAGTTCCAGAAGTTTATTGACCGTCTACGTAAACGTTTCTCAATGTTGTTTGTTGGTATTCTAAAGAAACAACTTATACTTAAAGGTGTTATTACTGAGAGTGATTGGGAAGAGTGGAAGAGTCAGATTACTGTTGACTTCCAAAGAGACAACCACTTTACTGAGTTNAAGGATGCGGAACTGTTACAGAACAGACTACAGACCCTTGACCAAGTATCTCAGTATGTGGGTGAGTATTTCTCACGTGAGTGGGCAATGAAGAACGTAATGATGATGTCTGACGAAGACATTGAAGAAATGAAAAAACAAGTCGAAGGTGAGAACGCAACCGTAGACGAAGATGAGGAAATAGAATGAGTGAAGTAGAAAATTCAGAAGGCGAAGTAGTAGAAGCACCAAGTGCTGTAAATGAACTAATTAATCAAATTACTAGTGGTGACTTGAATAATGCAGAAGGTTCTTTTAAGAGTATTGTGCAAGATAAAATGGCAGATGCACTAGAAGCACAACGCATTGCAACTGCACAAGCAATCTTTAACGATGCAGATGATGATGTTGAAATAGATGAAACAGACATTGAAACAGAAGAAGAAGTTGAAGAAACTGACGAAACAGAAGAAGAATCTGAAGAAATCATAGCAGAATTGGACGATGATGAAGTAGAAACTGCATAATAATGCATTCTCAAAATCATTGTTTGTATAAATAATACTATGAAATCTTACAAAGAAATTCTTTCGGAATTAAATGAAGCAAAGAAACCCAAGGGTGAAACTGTCTTCAACAAAAAGATTAATAGAGTNCCAGTCCTTATTGTTAAGGAAAAGGGGACTAACCCGTTTGTGGTATATATTGATGGGGACAAATTAGACTCCTTCAAATCACAAAAGGACGCAGAAAAGTCTGCAATAAAAGTAATAAAGGAATTAACATGAAGTTAATTACAGAATTCACTGATAATGAATCTCTATCTTGTTTGGTAGAGAAGAAAGAAAATGGTGAAAAGAGTTATGTTATTGAAGGCATTTTCGCACAAACAGATAAAAAGAACAGAAATGGTCGTGTCTATCCTAAACCTATTATGGAAAGAGCGGTAGAAAAATATGACCAAGAACAAATTTCTAAGAAACGTTCGGTTGGGGAATTAAATCACCCCGAAGGGCCGACAGTTAACTTAGACAAAGTTTCACATCTCATCACCTCTCTCAAGTTTGAGGGAAATGATGTGGTTGGAAAGGCACAAATATTGGATACTCCAATGGGTAAGATTGTAAAAGGTCTGCTTGATGGTGGTGTACAACTAGGTGTGTCAACTCGTGGTATGGGTAGCCTTGAGACAAGAAACGGTGCAATGGTCGTCAAAGACGACTTCATTCTTAGTACGGTTGACATCGTACAAGACCCTAGCGCTCCTGAAGCTTTCGTTAATGGTATAATGGAAGGAGTAGACTGGGTTTGGAATAATGGCGTTTTGTGTCCTCAAGTAATTGAAAAAATGGAGACTGAAATTAAAACCGCTCCGAAAACTGTCTTGTATGAGACAAGTGTTCGAGAGTACAAAAATTTCCTCTCGTTAATTAAATCTAAAATATAGGAGTCAATTATGACTGAAGAAACCAAAGTCGGAGTTGAACTTCACGATGAAGATATTAACGACATTGTGGAAGATACTCTCGAAGAAGGAAGCGCCCCTGCTCCTAAAGGGAAACCTGATGCAAATGCAACTGACGAAGAAGAGTCAATCGCATCTGTAGACAAAGCAGCAGACGCAACCAAAGCAAAACAAGCTCCTGCACCAAAGACCAAAGCGGGCATGATTAATGCAATGTCTATGAAATTGCAAAGTATGAAGAAGGCAGATATTCAAGCCGCATACTTTAAAGATTCAGTAGATATGGATAANGTGGATGCAATCGTGGAAACACAGATTGATACATCTGCTGAATTAGACGCACTAGTCGAGTCTGAAGCAACACTCAGTGATGAGTTTAAAGCTAAAACCGCAGTAATCTTTGAAGCAGCCGTGAAATCAAAACTATCAGAAGAAGTTGATAGAATTGAAGCACAGTACAAGGAAGAGTTGGCAGAAGAAATTTCTTCTACTAAATCAGAACTTGTAGAGAAAGTAGACAGCTACCTAAATTATGTAGTTGAATCTTGGATGGAAGAAAATCAAGTTGCAATCCAGAGCGGACTCCGCACTGAAATTGCCGAGACTTTCATGGACAAAATGAAAGACCTCTTTACAGAGTCTTACATTGAAGTTCCCGCCTCTAAGGTTGACCTAGTTGATGAACTTGCTGAATCAGTAGAAGAACTTGAGACACGTCTCAACGAAACTACTCAGAAAGTTATAGACACAAGCGAGGAACTGGAAGTATACAAACGTGAAACGATTATTCGTGAAGCGTCACGTGACCTTGCAGAAACTCAAGTAGAAAAATTGAAATCACTCGTTGAAGGTTTAGATTTTGAAGACGAAGTACAATTCGCCTCTAAAGTAAAAACTGTCAAAGAGTCATATTTCACAAAAGAAATCACTGGTAGTGACGAAGTAGAAACTGTTCAAGAAGATGCAGACGTAACAACTGACGTATCATCTGTAATGGAATCTTACATCAACACTATCCGTAAAAACGCATCTAAATCATAAAGGAAATATAAAATGCAATCTTACGATACTTTAATCGAAAAGTGGGCTCCCGTTCTAAACGAAGAGTCTGCTGGAGTTATCTCCGACCCCCACAGACGTGCCGTTACTGCTGCTATTCTGGAAAACCAAGAGAAGGCAATCGCTGAAGAGCGTTCTGCATCTCGTGGATTCATGACAGAAAACGCTGCATCTGGCGCTAACAACACTGGTTCAGTTAACAACTTTGACCCAGTATTAATCTCACTAGTACGTAGAGCAATGCCTAACCTCATCGCTTATGACGTATGTGGTGTGCAACCTATGAACGGCCCTACTGGTCTTATCTTCGCAATGAAGAGCAGATACCAAGGTGGAGCAACATCAAACCGTGAAGCATTATTCAACGAAGCTGAAACTCAGTTCTCTGGTGATTCTTCTGGTACACACGATTCAGACAATGCGTCTGGTTGGAACGGTGTTGATTCTGAAGGTGCTCGTTTAACTAGTCTTGCTGCTGGCGGAATGCCAACTGCGGACGCAGAAGCACTTGGACGTACTGGCGGTTCATCTTTCAACGAAATGGGTTTCACCATTGAAAGACAAACTGTTACTGCTAAGTCACGTGCTCTTAAAGCTGAATACACACTAGAACTTGCACAAGACCTTAAAGCGATTCATGGTCTTGACGCTGAAACAGAACTTGCTAACATTCTTTCTACTGAAATCCTTGCGGAAATCAACAGAGAAGTTATCCGTACTGTAAACAGTCAAGCAAAAACTGGTGCTCAACAAGCTAACGTAACTGCTAAAGGTATCTTTAACATGTCATCTGATGCAGATGGTCGTTGGAGTGCTGAGAAGTTCAAAGGTCTTGGTGTACAAATTGACCGTGAAGCAAACGTAATTGCAAAAGAAACTAGACGTGGAAAAGGTAACGTAGTTATCTGTTCTTCNGANGTTGCTACTGCACTTGCTGCTGCGGGTACTTTGGACTATAGTCCTGCTATCTCGAACAACCTACAGGTTGACGATACTGGTAATACTTTTGCGGGTGTATTAAACGGACGTATCCGTGTATACATCGACCCTTATGCTAACACTGATTATATCACTGTTGGTTATAAAGGACAGAACCCATATGACAGTGGTGTATTCTACTGCCCATACGTTCCGTTGCAAATGGTTAAAGCAGTTGGTGAAGATGACTTCCAACCACGTATCGGGTTTAAAACTCGTTACGGTATGGCTTCAAACCCATTCGTTGGAACTACTGTCACTGACGGTCTTGCTACTGTTAAGACTAACCAGTACTACAGAATTTTCAAGGTTACAAACATCTTGACATAAGTCTGTAATAAGAAGAGTGAGGTTAACTCACCATTCTTTAAGGGTCTCTTCGGAGACCCTTTTTTTTATCCGAAGAAATCTTCTAGGGTAGGTGGGGTAGGTGTGTCATAGTTTAACAACAAGAGTTCTTTCCTGTTATGTTCATCTTCTCTATACTTCTTACCACTATGCATGGTATAAGTCAAATCCCAAATACGTTGTTCCCAACCAGTATATGCCTTACGTAATGTCTCGTTAGAGTTGTACGTAATCATTACCATATTCTTAGAGTTGTCGGTAACTGTATGAAAGTCTTTGTGGTCAAAGGTATCATGCATGTCACCCTTGTTACCATAGATAAATGATTTGATATCATATGGTGGGTCTGCAAATACAAATGCATCTGGGTTATCATCAAACATGACACTATAGTCATCATTGGTGATTCTCCAGTTCTTCATCAAATGACCAAACTTAGGTAGTTTTGCAATCAGTCTATGATTGAACAAATCCTTAACTGCATCCTTACTGAATGAACCTGTTGATTCCCCTAGTCCAGAGAAAGAACATCTATTCATTATATAGAATCTCCACGCAATCTCGAACTCATTCTCTGGGTTCTTTAGACCTTCCCGCATGACATGATAATAGTCTAGATGTGCTTGAAGAGGGTCAGAGGACTCCGATAGTTCAGTTTTGACACTGTGTAGTTTATCTGCAAGTTTCTGACCCTCCTTCTGTACAGTCAACCAAAAACAGTACAAATTGTAGTACTTGTCGTTGACCCATACAGGCACATTAGGATGTTTCTTGGTGAATGCGAACGCACACGAACCACCCCCAAGGAAGGGTTCACGGTACTCTTTAATAGAGTCCATAGGCATATTCTCGTCACTGAATAAAAAGTCAGTTGCACGAGTCTTTCCGCCTGGATATCTTAGTGGTGATTTTAAATCTCTCATGTTGTATATAGTACACTAGTACGCAACAAAAGTCAAGGTAAAAATAAATTAAAATAAAGCTTGACAAACCTTGCTGTTGTTGTTATAATAAGTGTATAAAATGAGAAAGGAAAGGAAAATTATGACTGCATTTACTAAAGAAGACTTCACTTGGGACGGTATGTACTTAATGTACCGTGGTAAACACACTGAGAGTGTGAATATGGAGGTCGCAAGTCCTAACTGTCACCCATCTTGGCATGGTTTACCAAAACCTGAGTTCATTGCAAGGTTCAAGTATGGTTACAAACCTTGGAAGGCATGGGTCAACTTCCTAGTGAAAAACGTGACTGTTGAGAAGTATCTTGAACTGTCTGACCATCAAAACAAGTTTCACAGTGAGAAGTACGGTTACGAAGTTTCTGGTTCTCCAGTGTTTGCAATGGAATCACTTGGTTACAAGGGTAAGAAATAATGAACGAATACTGGAAAGAAATTACGGATTGGGGAGACTTGGGATATAGAGTTCCAAGTCATACCTATATTGTAAACAAGTACACTCAACTGGTGGGATACATCAAAGAGGGTACTACTGAAGAGATTATCTTCAAATCACCCATGAAACAGTTCTCTAAGAGTAGGAGAAAGTTCAAAAAATTATGAGAAAACACTTGACAAAGTGTGTTCTTGTTGTTATAATAAGTATATAATCAAGAAAGGAGAGATTATGATAAACCTAAAAAACTATGAATGTCCCGACTACGAGAGTGGTCTTTATAAGGGAATACCTATGGAATACAGGAATAACCCTGTAATTCAAGAAATAATGAAAACAAGATTGTTCACTGTGAGATACAGAGGAACAAGTAAGGATGGTTACGATAGACCACAAGACTTCTGTCACAAGGACTATGCGGATACATTCTCAATATACCCGTACAGTAACTACGATGAGTATCAAACTAAGGACGATTACCTTGGTCTTGAGAAACCTAAGTACGACCCTTACATAAGAAACTATGAAGACCTTAGAGATTTCAGAGTGATGCACATGAAATTGACATGTGAGGTTGCGGATGCAATCGTAAGAGAAATGACTGAGGGTGTTGCATGAGTCACGATACAATGATGAAGTGGTCTCTCTTAGGACTAGTAATATCGAGTCTTTCCCTGTACTGTTCCAATGCGAATGGTTCTGAGGTAGAGAATTACTATGGAAAAGAGACCTATTGTCTCGCAAAGAACATCTACTTTGAATCGGGTAATCAACCTCTTGCGGGTAAGATTGCAGTTGCACAAGTAGTGTTGAATCGTATGGAACACAAATCATATCCCAAAGATGTGTGTGGTGTAGTATACGATGCAAAGTGGAGGACGGATTGGAGAGGTAAAGAAGTTCCAGTTAGAAACATGTGTCAGTTTAGTTGGTTCTGTGACGGTAAGTCAGATGAACCTTTGGACACAAAGACGTGGGAGTTATCCCTAGAAGTTGCATATGATGTTCTATGGAGACACTATCCAGANATCACTGAAGGTGCAACACATTACCACACACTCTATGTTGACCCATACTGGTCATCTAGTTTAAACGAAACTGTGACAATCACAGACCACATTTTTTATAAATAAGGAATATATTATGTATGAAGTAAGATTAGCAAATCAAGGTTTGCAATGTATGAAATGGTATGCATTCGATACCGCAAAAGAAGCAGTTAAGTTTGTTCTAAAAGAACTACACTGTGTTGGATTCACTGTAGACGGTAAAACGTATGAAGAAAAGTTCGAAGAAATCGTCTGGATTGGAAAAGGAAGAATCAATGAAGTATGATTATCACAGATTAATCAACAATGCATTTGAGGCACAGGGAAGAAGTGCCACTGAGTGGGGTAAAACCTACTGGAAAGGTGTGATTGTTGCGTTAACAAAAAAGTTACATGAATCAGAAACCGTCCATTAAACTCTTATAAATAGTAGTATAGACTATTAAGAGGACATTATGGCAGTCACATCAAAGGTTCAACTCACAGACGAGGAACTGACATCAAATTTAAATTACCTACAACCTACTGGGTTTAAGGTAATTATTGACAGGACTAGGTATCCAAACTTGGAATACTTTGTTCAGTCGGTGTCACATCCTGGCGCTTCATTAACTCCAATCGAATTACCTGTTCGTAGAATTACATCTGTACCTTTAGCGGGTGACAAGATGACATTCTCTGAGGTTGGATTCGATATTATTGTAGACGAAAACATGACATCTTATAAAGAGATGTATGATTGGATGACTCGTATAGTAAATGAAGGACAAGTATCTGCGGGTGAGAGGGACACAAAGAAACCTACCTATGCGGATATAACCTTATCTGTATTGTCTAGTCACAATAACACTGTACAAAAGATTAGATATCTTGATTGTGTTCCTACTAGTTTAGGTGCAATTGAGTTTCAATCTACTTCGGGTGACACTACATTTGTTACCTTCAATGCGTCATTCAGGTTCTCCCAATTTGAAATTGTTTGACATTTAACTTTTATTATGGTATAATTACATTATGATAGCACTAGAACAAATACTTGCAGAATGGCAAGAAGACAGTATTATTCAAAAAGACGATTACGAAAATGCGTCTATGAATACCCCCAAGTTACATTCAAAGTATCTTGAGTATCTGTCCCTAACCAAACTTCGTTTAAAGAAAGCGGAGTTTAATCAAAAAACCCTACTCAAAGATAAGTACCTTTACTACGAGGGTAAGATGTCTGAGGAAGACCTAAATGAACGTGGTTGGAAACCCGACCCTTTCGATGGTCTAAATCCAAAAGCATTTACCAAGGCAACAAAAGATACTTTCTACAACGGTGATAAAGAGATGCAAGATTCCGAGATGCGGATTCAAATGCTCAAGACCACTGTAGAAACTCTAACTGAAATTGTAGACAATCTAAAGTGGAGACACCAAACGATTGGAAACATTATTAGGTGGAGAAATTTTGAAGCTGGTATGTAAGGTCTATATACATGCATGACATTACCTAATACTATTACCGTTGGTCTTAAAGACCACTCTATGATGTTGATAGATTGTAATCAACACCAACTCCAAGAATTGAGAGACTATTTTTCTTTCTTTGTGCCTGGCTATAAATTTATGCCTGCATATAAGTCTAGAAGATGGGACGGTAAAATCAAACTCTTTAATCAGATTAACCGTGAACTAAATGCGGGTCTATATGAACATGTAAAGAAATTCTGTTCTGACCGTATGTACCCTCTTCAATTACAAGAGACGGATTACGGTCATCCCGCATTGACTAATCAAGTCAAACACCAAGAACTTATCAAGTTTCAAGGTACACTTAACTTACCATTTCCATTATATGATTATCAGTATGATGCGATTACCCATGGTATCGAAAAGAAAAGGGCACTCCTACTATCACCGACTGGTTCGGGAAAATCGTTTATCATCTATAACTTGATGCGTTGGTATCTAGACAATCATGATAAACAAGTACTACTTATTGTTCCGACAACAAGTCTAGTCGAACAGATGTACAAAGACTTTGAAGACTATGGTTATGATGTAAAAGAAAATGTACATCGCATATATAGTGGTAAGGACAAGAGTACAGATAAACCAATCATTATATCTACATGGCAATCCATCTATAGATTCTCTAAGGACTGGTTCGATACTATGGGGTGTGTATTTGGAGATGAGGTACATCTATTCAAGGCAAAGTCCCTATCGGGTATTATGAATAAGTGTGTTAATGCAGAGTATCGATACGGTACGACTGGTACACTGGATGGTACTGAGACCAACAAACTTGTATTAGAAGGTTTATTCGGGCCTGTAAATACGGTGACTAGCACCGCAAAACTGCAAAAAGATAAACGACTTGCAGAACTAGACATTACTATATTATTACTTCGTTATCATAATGACATATGTCACAAGTATAAAGAGGCAACTTACCAAGAAGAACTCGACTACATTGTTACTAATGAGAAACGTAATAAACTTATAAGTAACCTTGCACTAGACCAGAAGGGTAATTCTCTGGTGTTATTCCAATTNGTAGAGAAACATGGTAAACCTTTGTTTGATATGATTAAGGATAAAGCGGGTGACCGACCAGTGTATTATGTGAGTGGTGAGGTTGAGGCAAAAGACAGAGAACANATACGAGGAATCGTAGAGGGACAAAAGAATGCAATTATTGTTGCTAGTTTGGGCACTTTCAGTACTGGTATTAATATTAGGAATTTGCACAATATAGTATTCGCATCCCCTAGTAAGAGTCAAGTAAAGGTACTACAATCGATTGGGCGAGGACTGAGGAAGTCTGACAACGGTTCTGTGACCAAATTATACGATATAGCGGATGACTTACATACCAAGGGTCATAAGAACTTTACACTGCGACACAGTGCGGAACGTATTAAGATATATACCAAAGAACAGTTTCCTTATAAGATTGTACAACTCAATTTAAAATGATG